GCTCATCTTACATATAGAGACTAGGAGGTGCAGAGACTTTGAGATTAACAATGAATGATAAGCGGCTGTATAAACCAGAAGGTGATTTGAAATTCATAAACACAAGGGACTTGAAGAAGTATCCAGGTAGTGTGTGGGTAGAGTTCCCAGGTTTAAACTGCATGAGAAGCAAAACGTTTGTTAGAATGAGGGCTATAGATAGACACTTAAAGGAGTATTTTGATGCCGACTCAGACGTTCCTATTGATATTGAGAGAATGTTTAAGATTATGGAGCGCTTGGTATGGGAAATGCACGACTTTGACCCAACGAAACCTGGTAATCAAAAGTGCAAAAGGTGTGGGTTTAGTAAGTATCAGATAAGGAAATCCTTCACTCTTGAGAATATTAAAGCTTTTAGAAGGGCTATAAGGATAGCGTACAGGTTGAGGATAGATTTTTTATACGTGCCTAAGGACTTCCAGCCAGTGAACGTGAACCGTATTGCTATAGGTAAGAAGGCTAGAGGGGAGCACATGATACAGAGGAACTGGTATAAGATGAAGAAAGAGCAGGGGTCTTATGACAAGACTACTGAAAGGATTAACAAGTATAGAGAAGAAAACGGTCACCCTATATGGGGAGACAAGGAGAGTGATGATGAAGATGAGACAGATTCATAAACGAGACGAGCTCGATAGTTTAGGTGGTGATTCTATATGAGACAAAGGCAGAGAGTTAGGAAAGAGAATATGACCCCAGATAAGTTGGAGGATTTGTTTGAAGGGTACATGGAAGGTGTGGAAGATGCTAAGCAAACAGGATTAGAGCCAGAGTTACCTAATATGGCTGGGTTCGCTGTATACTGCGGTATGGGCATATCTAGTCTTGGTGAGTTCTTTAGAGACAAAGCCTACCACGATTTGTACGATTATATAATGGCTCACTTCGAGAACGAGACAGTGAAAAGCGGTGTCAATGGTAAGAATCAGACCTGGCACATATTCTACAGTAAGAACAGGCTCGGGTACAAAGATGAGCAGACTATGAAGATAGAGAATACTGGGTACAATGAGAAACTGAAAGACAAGTCAGATGATGAGCTGTTAAACGAGCTTAAAGAGGTTAAGAAACTCTTGGCTGGTGAGGAGAAAGTACCAGACGAGGTGTTTGATGTAGATTATGAGACTACAGAGGAGGAGGAAGATGAGTAAATTAGAAGGTCTAGATACAAGAGGCATAAATAGTAATGACGAAGAACCAACTACATTCGATATGTATTTGAGAAAGAGACAGTGTATAAAACATCAACTCGGTAGTGAGGGATTTGATAATGTAATAAGAGGCTTTGAGCTAGCTGACAAATGCCACGACATGTTTGACATAGTTGATGAATTATATAAGGAATTACAAGATGAATAGCTTAACAGAGGATAACAGAAGAATTATAGTACATGACAGCTCAATAGACCCTTACGACGAGGATTCAATAGCTAAGATACTCATGATGTACCATAATATGTACTATCCAGTATTTGTTGATTATGGAGTAATGCACTTACAACACGTAGAAGTTGATAATGACAGATTAAATTGATATACTTATAGGAGGAAACTATGATATTTGAAAGTACGGAAAGAGAATTTTCATTTGGTGAATTCGACGGGACAACTACACAAGTAATGCACTATTTAGTAAACCACCAGTACCAGGATATAAGTCCAGCTCAGATAGCCCATGAACTGGGACTCAGTGTTTACGACGTTGATGAGGCTATAGATAGGCTTGCTGGAGTAGATGGTCTGTTTAATGTTGTGGGGTGAGATAATTGGTAGATAAGAAAAGAGCGGCGGCGGAACGAGAGCTGATGATACTAAAGGAGCTCATGTATAGACAGGCTAAGGAAGACCATAACTTATTTGCTAAGTCATACATAAAAATCACCGATAAGAAAGGTGACGTAGTTCCACTAGAATGTAACAATGTTCAGAAGGAAATAACCAGGGAGATTCAGAAACTCAGAGCTAAAGATATACCACCACGTATAATAGTGTTAAAATCAAGACAGATGGGTGTATCTACAAACGAACAGGCTAGAATGATGAGGAACTGCGCTACTAAGTCTAATAGGCAAGGTCTTATAGTAGCACATAGAGACGACGCAACTACTACTATATTTGAGAAAAGTAAGTTCATGTATGAGCATTTACCAGACGACATAAAGCCTAAGAAAAGGGCTAGTAATTCTAGAGAGCTTATATTTGACACACCTACTAATTATGTTGGAAAGGAAAAAGGTCTTAATAGTGGTATAAAGGTACAGACAGCTGGGTCAACGGGTATAGGTCGTGGGGACACAAACCACTACGTTCACTTGTCAGAGTTTGCGTTCTGGGAAGGTGTAGATGATAAGTCTCCTATAAAACAGCTTAACGGTATAATGCAGTCAGTACCAGATATAAAAGATACCCTTGTTGTTATAGAATCAACAGCTAATGGTTACAACGACTTTAAGACTCTGTGGGACGAGGCTGTATCTGGTAAGAATGGTTGGACGGCGCTGTTTTATCCATGGCATGTTCACGAGGAGTATATTAGACCTTTTGAAGATGAGATGCAGAAAGACAAGTTCATGCTTGAAATGGACGACTATGAGCAATATTTGTACGACGAGCTAGGTCTGTCGCTTGAAAGGATAAACTGGCATAGATATACTAAGAAAACTAAGTGTAGTAATGATTTAAACCAGATGAAACAGGAGAACCCGTCTACAGCAGAAGAAGCCTTCTTAATGTCTGGTACTCCAGTGTTTGATAATAATAAGATAATGAATAGAATTACAACACTTATGAAGCGTTATAAAATAGACCCTTATCTAGAAGGACATTTCAAATTTGACTGGAACGACTCAGAGTCAAGGGATTCGATAATAAATGAGTCTATAAGATTCAAAGAATCTAAAGGTAATAATTATGTAAGAATATACGAAAAACCTAGGAATAATACACCGTATGTTATAGGTGGAGATACTAAAGGGGAAGGTAAAGACTACTTTGCCGCTACGGTGATTGATAATTCAACTGGTCACAGGGTAGCTACAATGCACATGGACGTGTCTAACTCTAAACCGTATTCCTGGCAAATGTACTGCTTGGGGATATACTATAATGAGGCTATGATAGCTATAGAAATGAACTTCAACACAGCCCCTATAGAGGAGTTGCAGAGACTTAGGTACAGAAGGCAGTATGCTAGAAGGAAATATGATGATTATACCCACCAGGCTACTAAAAGATACGGTTGGAAGACTACAGGTACTACTAGACCTATTATTATAGATAAAGAAATAGAGGTGGTGAGTGAGGATATAGAAGTATTTAAAGACATACCTACACTACAGGAAATGCTGACATTTATATATGATAAAAACGGTAGACCAGATGCAATGGCTGGTAAGCATGATGACTTACTTATGTCGGATATGATAGCTAACGAGGTAAGAAGGGAATTTAGTACAACAGGTGTAGAAGACTCAGAGTCTCTGGACTTGGACAAGTTGCCTATAGATTATAGAGAAGATTATAGGCATGCAGTAAGGAACGGAATGAAGGATAAGCTACTAGCTTCATGGTCTAGAGCTGGTATATTAGATAAGATTAAGAAAATACAGAACCATTAGGAGGTTATTTCATGTCAGAAATGGATTACGGCTTCGACTCAGAAGCACTTCAAAACAGCATAATGGCTACGGAGAAAATGTTCGAGCCTAGTGCTAAAGTAAAATTAGACAATAAAGAAAAAAGGGATTTGGAATATTGGCGTAGCAAGTTTGAGATGAGCAAAGACAGGTATGAGATAGATGACTTTGATAAGTTTGAGTTAATCTATAGAGGGCATCATGAAACTACAAAGAACGTTAATAGCCAAGAGACTGGTAACATAAAGAAGACAAATCTTGTTAGGAACATAGTGTTTGAGTTGATAGAATCTCAAGTAAATACTGAGATACCTAGACCTATAGTTAAGTCTCTGAAACCTGGGTTTGATAACCAAGCTAAGATGATACAGGAAAAAATTAAATCAGACTTTAATACTCTGAAACTCGGTAAGATAGTTGACTCTAGTGAGAGAGACACTTACACTCATGGTATGAGCCCGCTAGAATTAGGGTGGAATACTGTAAAAGGGACTCATGATTACGCTGGTGATAAGGAATTTTCTCTTATACACCCTAAACAATTTGTCCCTCAGAATGGGGTTTATTCTTTAGAGGATATGGATTACTTCTTCTTGGTGTCACAGAGTACTGGTGAACAGATAGAAAGAATATACGGGAAAGAAGTAGATACTATAAGCGGTGAATATGATGAGTATAACCATTTGGTAGGACACAATCCTACAGAAGTTGATACGGCAGTAGACGCAAGTGATGCAGAGACTGATGATGAGAAAACAACTATAATAACGTGCTACTACAAGGACGTGGACGGTGATGTAGGTAAATACAGCTGGACTGGCGACGTTGAACTTGAGAATTACCCTAAATACTACTATCCTAGAGTTGCAGAGTGCCAGGAATGTGGTTTCGAGAACGAACAAGACGCTGAGATATGCCAGGAATGTGGTAGTGAAAAGCTCTCTGAGAAGATTATAAAAGAGGAGATTTTCTATAATGAGAAGGTTTTAGACCCTATATCTTTCAAGAAACCTAGTAAAAGAATTGAAGAAGGTCAAGACGGCTCTAGAACTGTTAAAGTTGACTACATAGACGATTATATTGAAAGAATTATACCAGCTGGAACTAAGGTACAGTTACCTATATCTAAAGAGTACCCTATGATTATCAGATTAAATGTTCCTCTGAACTTCAGCATAAGAGGAATGTCTGATGTAGAGGTTATAAGAGACCAACAGGAGACTTTGAAAAAAGTATATTCAAGAATGGAAGAAAAACTTCTTATGTCACCAGTTATAATTGGTATGCACAGAGATTTACAGAAAGAAGTTAGTAATGACATATATGAGGTATATACAGGTAGTCCAGACCAGTTATCTAGTATATTTAAGCATGATTTAACGGCTAGTATACAGCAAGACTTAGGATATGTTAATCAGATATACGCAGATGCTCAGTCAACATTAGGTATAACAAACTCATTTCAAGGTAAATATGACCCATCAGCTAAGTCTGGAGTTGCTAAAAAGACTCAAATAGAGCAAGCCGCTGGTAGATTACAAAGTAAGATAAAAAATAAGTTTTATTTCTTCGAGGAACTATTTGAGAAAATGTTCTTATTTGATATAATGTTTACAAAAGAAGCTAGAGCATACTATACTGAAACTGAGAACGGCTCAGATGAGTATAAATTCTTCGACAAACACGAATTACTTGTACCAGATGCTAGCGGAGAATGGTACTACAACACAGATTTTCTTTTCACAAGTGAAGTTGGTGAAGAAGAAGGAATAGACAGAATGTTGGTATTTGATATGCTTATGCAGATGGTTAATTCTAAGATTATAGACCCTCAGTCAATGTGGCAAGTATTAGCAGCTATTAATTTCCCTATAGCTCACAAAATACTAGAGCAGTTTAAGAACGAGGACAAGGAACAGGAACAGTTTATGATGATATTAGAGATGATTGGTAGCATGGACGCTCAAGCACGAGAGCAGTTCTTAGCCCAACCTCTGGAACAACAGATGCAGTTAGTAACTCAGTCTTTACAAACTGAGTAATATAAGGTATACTTATACATAGGTGGTGATAAATATGAAAAAGTCCAATATGAAGAAGACGCAAGGAGCTTCTGGAGTAGTGAAAGCTGATAATCAAAACAAAGGCTACACAGAAAGCGACAAGATGAAAAAAGGCGACGATTTAAGGGCTTCTAAGACAGGTGGAACTAAAGCAAAAGGGTCTATTTAATTCCGTTGGCTGGATAAAAAGCCTCACCCTATTAGTATCACCAAAAGACGTAAGTCTCCGAATTTATCCGTAGGCTCGGACAAAAAGCCTGGGAGGCAGAGATGTGAAAAAGAGCATATCTCTTTCCCTAAATATATTCCGTAGGAGCGGACAAAAAACCTAAGGAGGAAGAAATGATTATTAAACCAGAAGATATGCTTGATACAACTGAACTAGAATTAGACGACGTTGCCAAAGCATTTGCTACGAAGAAGGTTAAAGACCTAGTTGATGATGACGACGAGTTCGTAGACGAAGATGAAGTTATTGAAGATGATGAATCTAAAGATAGTGACGAAGATTTAGATGACGAAATTGAAGAAGACGTAGATGATGCAGACGACGAGGAAGACGACGAGGAAGACGAAATTGAAGAAGACATTGACAACGGAGAAGATGACGAAGATGACGAAGATGAAGAAAAAGAAGACCCAGAGTTAGACGACGAAAAAGCAACACAGGCTCAACTATCCGCTTTTGCCGCTATGAAAAGACAGAAAAAAGAGGCAGAGAAAAAGGCGCAAGAAATGGAAGAAGCTTTTAAGAATTTGAACTCAGAATTTGCAAAATTAGCTAAAGAATCTGGATTTGAGGATATCGGGAGTGCTGAGGATTACCTTAGAACTTTACGTAATCAGAGAAGGACAAGTGAGTACAAGAAGACTAATGACCCTAGTATCATAGCAGAAATGGTAGCAGACAGCTTAAACCAAAGGCAGAAACAGGCAGTGGAAAATAGACAGCAGTCTGTTGATAATGATACTCCTACAGATACCGCAGAGGATTTGATAGGAATGATATTAGAGTTTAATGCTGAGTATAATCAAAATATAAGAAGTATAGATGATATAGCTAGTTTACCCAATGCTGAGAAAGTTATAGATTTAATGGGAGCTACGTACAAAGATAGTGAAGGAAACACAAGGTCACTGAGTTTAAAAGATGCTTACATGATAGCTAATAAAGATTCTTTAGGAACTACCGCTAAAAAGACAAAGAAGATTGATGACAAAGCCGCTAAGCAAAGAGCTTTAAACGAGGTTAAAAGTCATAGTCACATGAAAACGACCAAGAAGGGCGGTAGTGTAGAGAAGATAAAAGTTAAACGTAGCGAATTAAACAAGTGGAAAGAAATGTTCCCTGAAAAGAGTACGAAGCAAGCCATGAAGGAAATTAAAATGTATAAGAAAAACGGGCATGAAATTTAAACTGAGAGGAAGTGTTAGATATGTTCCAAGTCCATAGTTTTTTTACTAAACACAGCCAACCTATAGAATTTTTCCCAGTTACTAATGCTGAGGATTACGCTATAGGGCAAGTAATGGCTTTGTCTTCTGGAGATTTAACAGCCGCTGGCGTTGATTCTACTGGAGCACAGGAATTTATTTGTTTACAAGCTGGTACTGGTGATGGGGAAACTTTAGTTCCAGTGCTTAGAATACAGAGACAGATGCAGTTTAAGGTAGATGTGGTAGCTGGTACTCCAGCGTTAAACACTAAATATACCTTAGACACTAATTTAGTTGGTATTACCAACACAACCACAAACGGAGTTTTTAAAGTAGATGAGATACCAGAAGACGGTGTTGTTATAGGTCACTTTGAAGCTTCAACAGATATTTAATAAAAGGAGTGATATTGTATGATTATATCTAAAGCGTCAAATCTAAATAATACGTCCTTTGGTAAGATAGAAGCTCCTGTGAAGCAATATCTTGTTGAAAGAGACATATTAGCAAGAAAAGAGAACATGATAGAGAAGATAATTCCTATCGTAAAAACCAAAAAATTCGCTGATGGTTACAGCGGACAGACTTCTTTAGGTGGCTTTAAGCCAGGAGGAGAAGCTGGTACTTATCCAGAAAATTATTTCCAAGATGGTTATAATAAGATAATTGAAAACTCTGTTGAGTGGAAAAACAGTTTTGCTATAACCCTACAAATGATTGAGGACGGTCATTCTTATGCATGGAAAGACAAGTCCAGAAAATTCTTAGATTCTTACTATAATACTAAGTGTGAGTATGTTGGAAAATTCCTTACAAGTGCTATAGCTACAACTATGACATTTGAAGGTAAGACTTTCAATATAGCTGGTGGGGACGGAAAAGCTCTATTTGCTACTGACCACCCAAGTGTTACTGGTGGAACTGATGACCAATCTAACTTATATGATGCTGCCTTTACTAAAGACAACTTAACTAAGTTAGAACTTATTTTAGCAAATCAAAAAGAAGACAATGGTAAGAAATTAAGTATCACCCCAGATACTATAATTCAACCATATAGCACAACTAATGATGCTTTACAGCTACAGAAGATATTTGAAGTTCTTACAGCAGATGGAGACCCAACTACAGCTAATAGAGCTGGGGTTTATCACACTGGTAGATGGAACTTGATTTGGTGGGCTTTCTTAGGAACTCCTACAGGAATGACAGCTGGATATTCACCATTCTACTTAGCTGATATGAAGTATGTAATGAACAACAAGCCTTACGTTCTTCAAGAAAGAATACCTTTAACTATCTCATCTTATGTTGATGATAACACTGATAACAACATTTGGAAGGGTAGAAGTAGAGAGGTTGCTTCTCCTACTAATGACTTTAGAGGAATCTTACTTGCGGCTAAGGGACTTGGTAGCTCACTATAGTAAGGAGTGATGTAAATGACTAAATTCAGAGATACTGTTGTAGAATCTGAGGAAGGTTTTAAAGGTCAAATTATACAGGAACTAGTTAGCTACACAACTAGCGGAGCTATATCTATAGATGCTAATATAGTTCATCTTGATGGAACTGATGGTAACGTTGATATGACATTAGCTGACGGTAAAACTGGTCAGAGAATAGTAATAAAAGCTATAGCTGTTGGGGTTAATTCTGTAACTGTTACTCCAGCCAATTTCCATGACGGCACTGATATAACGTTCGGAGTCGCTAATTCAGTAGCTGAACTTTATTTTGATGGCACTGAGTGGGAATTACTATACACAGATGCTACAGTAGCTTAAATACTACAAAGGTAAGGGCAAGGGTTATAGTTACTCTTGCCTTTTTTAAAAGGAGAATTCAATGTTTGATTTAAAAGACGTTAATATAAATTCGAGAAAGTACACTAACATGGTTTTATCTAATATATTTGAATTACTTAAAGATGACCCTGAAAAAGTAATTCTTAAAAATCAAAAAGGCGAGACAATCACTGATAAAGAAGAAGTGCCTAGTAAAGATTATTCTTCTATGAAAAGACCAGATTTACTTGCTGAGGTCAGAGTCATGGAGGATAAACCTAAAGGATATATGAGATGGACTAATGATAAATTGATAGAATTTCTAAAAGAGGTGAAGTAAATGACTAAGGAAGTTAGACTTACAGGATATTTAATAGAAGATTACGGTGCTATATCTGTAGGCACAAGTGCCACAGAGTTTGACTCTGAAGGAGAAACTTACGAAATTGCTAATAATGATACAGAGACTATATATATGGGTGACGACAGCTCAGTTACTGTGAGCAACGGGTATCCTATATTCCCACAAAGTTCGGTATTTGTAAGAGGGAAAATTTATTTAATAGCTTCAAGCCCAGCTGACGCTAGATATGTAAAAGTTTCTAAATAGGGGTGGTGTAAATGCTTACACAAGGTTTTAATTTAAACAGATATAAGTTAAGCAGAAGTAAATTAGGAGGCGGAGCAGTAGTTCCGTTTATCAGTGATGCTTTACACTACTCTAAAATATCATCTGATATAGGAAAAGACTTAACAGGAACACAAGACAGAACATCAATTATGACTAAAAAAATAGTTGGTGATGGTAGTATGTATATTGATACTGGAATAGTGCCAGTTGATGATGCAGATTTTTATTGGGAGGTTAAGGGTAATTTTATAACAACATCAACTCAAACAATGGGAACAAGGTCTGGTGTCAATAATAATTTTTATTTTGGAATTGAAAGCGGTTATTTTAAATCTTGGATAGGCAGCATTGGGGAAATATTAACATCAGCAGATACAAATGTTCATGTATTTAA